TCGTGCCCGGTATACCTTGCGGACCCTGAATACCTTGAATACCTTGCGGACCCTGCGGACCTTCGGGGCCAATCGGACCTTCCGGACCTGTCTCACCCTGAATACCCTGAATTCCCTGCGGCCCAATCGGACCTTCGGGGCCTGCGGGACCAACTGGACCTTCAGGCCCCTGTGGACCGACTGGACCTTCGGTCTTCACATTCCAAATCGGCACCCATTCAGTTGTTGCGGGATCGGGACTCGCCATCTCTAGGTCGCCTTAATGATGAACTGCACCGTGCAATACGCCGGGGTTGCGCCATCTGTCGCCGTAATCGGTGCTGTTGCGGTCGCACCTGAAATCGCCGGGGCCGTAGCTGCGGTCGCACCACTCATCGCGGACTGTGCAGCAGCAGTTGTCCCGGTCAAACCCGGTGCTGCGGCTCCTGTGTTACCGCTTACTCCCGGTGCTGCGGCTCCGCTACTACCACTCACATCAGGCGATGCCGAAGCCGTAGCCCCCGTCAACGTGTGCGAATGTGCGCCGTTTGTATCGGTTTCAATGTTACTCGCGCTATTCGATGACGTTCCCGTGACGGCTCCGCTCCCACTAAAGCTGTGAGTGTGCGCCGGGGCCGAATAGTAAATCGTGATGATATTTTGCCCGACAATCGGATGGGCCGAATCCTCCGCGTAACTACCTGAATGTGCGGGGACAGTCCCGCTGACACTGGCAGAGAACGAACCAGCACCATGCGTGTGCTGATTAACCAAATGCTTATGATTACCGGTCGAGTTCGTCGCAAACGTGCCTGCACCGTGCGTATGCGAAGCCGTCGCATACGAACCGGAATCATGCGTGTGACTCGCCACCGCCAAACCGCTACCATCGTGCGTGTGACTGGCCACCGCCAACGTCCCCACGCCATGCGTGTGACTGGCTGCGGCAATCGTGCCGACATCATGGCTGTGACTGGCTACTGCGAGAGTGCCGACACCATGGCTGTGCGCCGGAACGTTGTGCGTGTGGCTAATCGCACCACCCGTCTCACCGAGCACACTACCAACACCCGACACCGCTTTACCGAGTGGGAATCTTTGTTGCAGGTTCGGGACGTTGAACGTGGTCGAACCATCGCCTGCACCATAGTTCGTGCCGATCACCGCGAACAACGCCGCGAAAGCCACACGATCAAGCGGCTGACCCTGACACAACTCCCAACCACCCGGAGCTACATCAGCCGCCCACATGACCAGCGCCCCAATGGGCACCGCACCCGTTGGACCAACTGGGCCTATCGGACCTTCTGGTCCTGTTTCACCTTGAATACCTTGCGGACCCTCTGGCCCCGTCTCACCGATTGGTCCCGGTGGCCCCGGTGGTCCGGTCACACTGACGATGCCAGTCCCCGGCCACGGCTCTGGTGGCGTCGTGACATTATTCTTGACGCACATATAGGCAACACCGTCTGCGGCCACAACGATATCGCCATCGTTGTACGTGGCCGGGACGTAATCACCTAAGTATTCAAGGTCCGTGGCTCCTCCACCGCCACCGGCTGAATTCAATACCTTATCAGCCATCGTCAGGCCCGTGCCCAACGTAATTTCTTCAGCAGGACCAAATCCGCTGTTCGACCCTCTGCCGAGCAATTTGTTCGCGGCAATCGATGGCATCGTGCCGGTGGCACCTGTTGGGCCTTGGACGCCCTGAATACCCTGCGGCCCCTGTGTGCCCGTGTCACCCTTCACACCCTGAGCACCGGCAGGACCAGACGGCCCTTGTGGTCCTTGTGGTCCTATCGGTCCTTGTGGTCCTTCTGCACCAGTCGCACCTGTGATTCCGGCTGGCCCCGTTAATCCCGTATCTCCTGTCGGTCCTGTATCACCCTGTGGTCCTTGTGGTCCTGCCGGTCCTTGAGCACCGGTTACACCAATTGGGCCTTCGACACCCTGTAGACCCTGATCACCCTGCGGACCCATCGGCCCTTCGGGACCATCGGTACCAATTGGACCGGCTGGACCTTGTAAACCCTCTGGACCCTCTGGGCCTACTGGACCCGGATCACCTTGCGGACCCACTGGACCTGTGGCTCCTGTCGGTCCTGCGGGACCGGGGGCACCCTGAATCTTGCCTGCATCAATCCACGTCTGCGTGTCTTCATCCCAGACCCACAGATGCCCGGTATCAGCGGCTATCCATCCATCCCCAGCTTCTCCAACCGGTGGCAATTGTTCTGACGACGGCACACTACCTTTGATAGCGATGCCAGTGCCGGGATCACCCTTCGGACCTTCCGGCCCTTCTGGTCCTATCGGCCCCTCTGGACCCGCTACGCCCTGCACACCTTGTGGACCCTCTGGACCTGTCGGGCCTGCGACTCCAATCTCTCCTGCGGCCCCCTGAACGCCCTGCGGTCCCTGTGGGCCTGCCGGTCCCGTGGCACCGGGTATCCCCTGTACGCCCTGTGGTCCTTCTGAACCCGGCACCCCCTGAATACCCTGTTCACCCTGTGGTCCTGCTGGACCAATCGGTCCCTCGATACCTTGGATGCCCTGTGGACCCTCTGGACCGACATCTCCAGTCGGTCCTTCAGGCCCCACTGGGCCAACTTCACCTTGTTCACCTTGTGGTCCCGGTGGGCCTTCGGCACCTCCAGTGGGTACCGGTGCCCACTCCTTCAAACCATTCAGGTATTCATCAGGATTCCCAGACGGTGCAATCCACAAATCGTGTATCGTCTTCTCGGTAATTGTGGCGGCAATCAGGAAGCCTGCCGTGATGGCAACAGGCCCTGTGCCTTCTTGACGGCGAAGCACTGTCAGCACATCACCCACGATGGTGACGACTCTAACGACTTCCGCATTGGTCGGATCAGGTAGGACGTTCTTCGGGTAGGCCGACGCCATGAATGGCGGCTCTGGTAGTCGAGCGCCATGGCCCGGTGGCACCGCCAGTGTATCCCCAGATTCTGGGGGAACTGGAGCTACGGCAACCGTCGTTACGGCAAAATTCTTGAACTTGTCCAGCAGAACTGCCACGACGGGCACCAGTATACGTCACCGTCTACCGACATGCCACCACTTACAGTACGGACAAGGATATGTATTTAGTCGGTCTTCATCTTTGACGCCTGACGACCGCTTTAACGCCCGTAAATGGGCTTGGGCTGCACCTTCAGAACGCCATTTCTGCTTCCGCCAACACCGTGGAAGAAACACTCCATCCAGACGCGCAATTTCACCGAGCTTCATGTCATCCCTCCATGGCAATCAATTGCAATTTTTCTACTGGTGGTCTTCGCCGCTGCGAGTCGCCCCCGTTCGGTAAACGTGATCGTTCATCCACGTGTCAGACATGTAGTCCGACGCATCGAGCAACGGCTCACCCCACCATCGATCCTTGACCCACCGCTTGAGCCGACGCCACCACATCATGATGCACTCAGCAGTTCCTTGACCTCGGCCAGCCGCTTCTTGTCTTCTCGCGTCATCGTGCCCACGATGAAATGGCGAGTCAGTCGAAGTTCTTCTTTCTGCAACCACTTCCGCTCTTTGCTGGAAATCGGTCGCACCTTCAGACACGAAACCGGTGGTGCCTGCGACTGGTCCATCTGGCAGTCATGTGTCCGACAATACCATGCGCGAGTCGGCCCTGAGACAACAATCTCACACCCGTCCATCTGACCTCCACACGACTTACTTCAGTCTTCAAAGGCTTTCTTGAACTTCTCGACCTTCGCCTTCAACAGACGATTTTCCTCAACCGTAGCGATCAAGAACTCCCGCATGTCGGTCAATTCCTTGATCATAGTGTCGAGCATCTCGACCGACACATCAAGTTTATTCCGTGCGGAACGAGGAACAGCCGTGACCCCGCTGGTCTTCCGTCGCTGAATAGCCACAAACTGGGCCAACGACCCGAACGTCGTCTTTATCTTCCGCTCATTGCAGATGCGCTCTAACATCCGAGCGTTCTCCGCATTCGACCGGTTCCAGTCAATCAGCGGGATCAATTCGCCCAGTTTACCCTTGGTCTGCGTTTCCTGCACATCATCAGGCGTGACTCGTGCCACTCCGTTCTGGAAGAACGTCTTCAGCAGATCATACACCGCCTGATTCGACTTGCGCGTGAGATACGGAATCTTATTCTGCTTACAGAACGTCACCACCCACGCATTATGAAACGCCGGGATGTCGTCCGTCATGATGATCGCCTTGCACGACGTTCGATCCACTTGGAGCTTCAAATCTGTGGCTGGTACTTCGCTCGTCTTGATGAACTTGACCTGTGGGTTGACGGCAAACTCCTTGACGAAACCGGTCGCACCATGCAGCACGACGCACGTTCCACCATGAGTCAAATCAACAGACTCATTCATGTCATCTCCTAACTAACGTCACTTCGACAACTGTTTCCCGCACGACTGGCAGACCGTGTAGCCCTGAATGACTTGCGTGCTGGCTGATGGCTTCTCGCAGAAGAAGCAGACCACCAGCGGTTCCTGCACCGGCTCCTGTGCCGACTCCCCGACCTCGGTGGTGACCACCTCACTGGCCACCACACCCGCCGCCAACTCCGACTTCGCCGCCGCCAGCTTCCACTCGGTCTTGAGACCGTAGTGGTCCGCGCACACCGGGCCGAACCCAGCCGCCAACGACTTCTCGTCGGTCAGGCCCTTGTTGCAGAAGCAGCAGTGACCCGTCAGCTTGCCGTGTTCCTTGGCCACCCGTGCAGGCTGCGCCGAGAACTTGGTCAGGAGCGCCGTCAGGGCCTCCAGCATCTCCGGGGTGGTCTTGAACGATGGCGTCCAGACGCCCTCGGGACTCACGCGACCGTAGAACGCACGGTTGGGGTACTGACCCTCACCCATGACGTTGATAGAGCCTGCGGCCTTGGACGCCGCCCCAGCCACCGCCAGCGTGACCGGCTTGCCGAGACAGAGCAACGTGATCTTCGGGAACTTCAGATGCGCCTTCGCCTTGGCGAAGAGCGCGATGACGCCTTCGAACGACCCGACTTCCACCGCCGCAGGCGATGACGCCACCACGAGGAAGGCCGGAGTCGTCGCACGCTCAAGCAGCTTGCCGATCCACGGCTCCTGCTTGGGCGAGAGCTTCTTGTATTTCTTGAACGACGCGATGAGGCTGATGGCGAAATCCTGATCGTTAGCCTTCAGCTTCGGCAGGGCGTTTTGCAACTGGGCGACTTGTTCTTGAAGGTTCATGTGGTTCCCACTCCTTGGGGGTTGAAATCGACTCCCTATATACTACCAAAGGCCGGGGCATTTGTCAATAGGGCCTTTTACCCCTTATGGGCGTAAAAGATTTCAACATCGGCACCGTCCGGAGACGCTTGGTCTGCCGCATCATGAAGCCGCTTTAATGCCGCTCGTTTTTGTGCGGGTGTCCATGTCTCAGATGGCGTAATCACCGCTGTGAACACCAACTTCGACTGACCCTTCCACGTCAGCCACCCATCTGGCGTCCGAATCCACCCCTTCTTCCTCTTCACCATTACACCCTCCTATGGCTTCAAGATGTCTCGGTGCTCCACGGGCACCCCTAATTCCAGCCCCAGACGCTCTACAAGGAACACAGACCGATGATGCCCCCCGGTACACCCAATCCACACTTCCTCGATACCGGGAGTCGTCACCGCCTGTTTCAGATATTCGTACTTCGCCAGAAAGTTTGGCGTCTTCATCACGTCGGCCTGCACTTCGGGATCAGTGCCCCGCTTATAGCGCAACGCCTTGTTGTGATACGGGTTCCTGAACACCGTACGAATGTCCACCACCAACAGGCCACAGCCTGTGGTCGGAATGTCATCGTGCTTGAATCCGAAACTGACCAGCTTCTTCAACGCCATGACTCCCTCACTCCGGTAACGACCACCACAACACGATGAACGGCATCAGTGCCGCCAACACGAACACCAGCACCACCAGCACATCAACTACGACTGGCGGGATTCTTCTTCGGGCCATGGCACTTCAAACACCGGCCAGTTTTGAGACCACCCCAAGGATGGACCTTCTTTGGGATTCACTTCGAATGCAATAGACAGCGTGCTGGGGTCTCGCTGCATCTTCGCCGCCAACTCAGCGGCTTCCTGTGGCGAGTCTGCATCCACCTGTGTGATCCACCGCACCGTGTATTCCATTACCGACTACCGCCCCACGCCACCGTGGCTGAAGCACCCTTGACGTTCTTCGATGCGTACGGCTTGACGGTCACCTTCTGCGTGCCAACGACCATCATCGCAATGCCGCCGCCCAGTGCGATCAATCCGATCCTCGGAGCCAACGACTCACACGAGCCATGGTCTATCGAGTAGGTGTTCACGCATACCGCATCACCAAATACGTGATAGGTGTCGCCCTGCGGAATCACCATGGCGGTTCCTACCAGTGCGGTAATGAGACCAGCCACCGCCAGCTTCTGACTCCGGATGCGATTTTCAGGTGCTGGCGGATTCAGCCTCTCCGCTTCCGCCCGACGAGCCTGTAGACACCGCTCAGCACTGAAAGACAGATCAGGACGACACTCCGGTAACTCCTGCCGTCCCTCTCTGCCACCCTGCGCCCATGCCGTTCCACTCAACGCCAAACTCACGATCAACGCCATTGCAATCTGCCTCTTCACTGTCCACTCTCCTTTTGAAATACGTCGATATGCACCAACGAAATATCCCGCACCACCAACTCTTTATGCACCGCTGTGCCACGCAACTCGTTTCTCATGGCATCGGCCATCTTATACGCTTCGTGAAAACTACTCGCCACCAGCAACTGCTCCTCGCAGGGATCAGTCTCGACCTTGATGACGCCGTTCACTACCAGATCGAACGTGGCCATGTAGACCTGCACTCGATTGAACTTCATCGCGCACCATCCATGTCGGCGGCATCCCTGAACCCGACGAACTGTGGGAAGCGCGGTTTGTCCTTGCCACCACTAGCAAAGAACTTGAACTTGACGATCTTGCCGATGTAGTTCCCGCCGTCATTCCAGATGGCCTGTCGCTCCACCAGCGTGCCCGTGGGACTCACCTTGTGGACCGCCCCGGTCTCCAGATTCTTCACGAGATAGGCCCCGAGCGTGCCCTTGGCGACCTTGCCGTCCTTGTGACTGCTCCGTGCCGTGTGGCCAAGCTCATTCGTGAAGGCCACGTTCTGATTCGACTCCTGCTCGATCAGGTCGAGCACTTCGCCTTCACCATCCGTGAACCGCTTCATCTTGAGCAAAAACCCTTCGTTGCTCGTGGACCGACCCTGCTTGTACGGACCCTTGGGACTCCGGATCATCAGACCCTCATATCCCAGTTCCACCGCGATGGTTTCCAGACTCTGGAGCACGTCCTGCGACTCCACGAGATTGTGGGGAACCATCTGCACATACGGCAGACTGAGACCATCCACAACCTTCGTGGCTTCCGCCAGCCTACTGGCGAACGGACCTGACATGAACTTGTCGAACACGTGGAAGACGAAATTGGGTTTGCCGTCCTGCGACATGACCGCACTGGACGTGACCCGGAAGGCGTCAGCCGCCGCTGGGTTGCCGACGATCAACTCTCCGTCCAGCCCTTCCAGTTCCGGACGGCTCAACAGGGCCTGCACGTGCAGGTTAGCGATGGGCTTCAGGCTGCGGCTCATGACGACGCCACCCTGAATGGTGGCACGAATACCGTCCAGCTTCGGACTGGCGAGAACCGGGAACCGGCCTACAGCCAACACGAACGGCGCTTCCAGTTTGCCTGCCAACATTGCCTTGAACATCAGACCCACTCCTTGGGAAAGGGGCATATCAAGCTGGCCCCTGTCAGCCGCCACTCTGCTATGCACCCCCCGGTATTGGTGGCCGTCACCGGATGGTCTACCTGAACCAGTCTAGCACTGGCCCTGCCGTTTGTCAAGGCTCAATCCTCATGCCTGTTGTTGAACTGGCGCATCGCCGCTGCCGGGATGCCCATGGTCCCGAGACTCGTGTTCAGGCCGGTCACTCGCGTAAACACCGTCTGCAATTTGTCCGCGTAGATGCCTGACTCCGTGTAGAGCATCTTGACGTTCCGACCACGCACCCGCCCGAACTCCATGTCGTAGGTGTCCAGCGCGTTCAGCGTGATCCGGACGAAGTTGACGCCATCCTTGGCGAAGCCTGACCCCGGCAACCTGAAGGACAACGCCTTCACGTCCCCGATGAAATTCTTCGCACCGGTCATCACCCTGAACCGATGTCCACCAAGCTGTTCCAGAATCGTCTCTGCCACTGCCATGTCTGCCATGTGTTCCTCCATGAACTGAGGAAACCAGTCTACCACCCAATCAGGCGTTTGTCAATTCCAGTTCTTCTGCAACTGATTGCACCGAGTAGATCGGCCCGGTCGTCAGCAGCTTACTCGCCGCCGTGATGTTCGCCTCGGACACACCCTTCTCCGGAGTCGTCTTCACGAACCAGTCACGGACCCCGTCCATGCTGAACCGGCCTTCGTGGTTGTCGTCCAGAATCGCCAGCCGCACCGGCTCACCGACGCCCTTCAGCCAGTTCTGAATCTCCTCACCCCGCACCCAGCCGTTCTCGGTGACCCCGAGCACACGACGGGTGGGAATGCCCCCGTAGTTCTGTAGGAACCGCCGCAGTTCGTCCAGCGTGTAATTGTGCCGCCAGTCTGAACTGATGACCACCGAAGCGTTCAGCCGCTCCACCATGCCACCCACCCGCAGGGCCAGCTTCCGTTCGATCTGTGGCTCCACGGGTGAACTGAGGTAATACCCCTGCTTGCTCACCCGGTTGATGACCCCGTCGAAATCCAACATCACGATCTTCCGCACACTCACGCTGCCACTCCTTCCGCCTTCACCACACTCACCAGCGACGGACGCTTGCCGAAGGCAAAGCTCTTGTCGTCCTTGCTGACCTCAAAACTCGCCACCACCGTGATGGTGTCGCCCCGACCAGCATCAGCCTTGCTGGGGACCGTCAGCCAGACCCGGCTGTTGTTCTCCAGCTTGACCAGCATCTTCTCCTGCACCCCGTAGAAGCCTTCCACCCGCTTCGTGCTCAGGATGACCCCTGTGACCTCTACGCGGCCCTCTGGGGCGTTCCCCTTGACCTCGGTGGCCTCTACTGCCTTCTGGCCAGCCACCTCGACGTCACGGGCCAAGGACTTCAGCACCGCCGCCACCTGACGCTCCGAGAGTGACCCGTAGATGTTCAGCTTGCCCACCACGTCCTGCACGAAGCTGTTCTTCGCGTGGACTGGGTTCTTCGCCTGCTCGACCGCCGCCGCGAACACCGGATTCGCTTCCAAGAACCTCACCCGAGCGTTCCAGACCTTGATCCGTGCGTGACCCGCCTCAGCCTTCGACTTCAGAACGGCCAGCTTCCACTCCTGCTTGTTGGCGAAGTCCAGACGGAACGTGCAATCCGAACCGAACACCACCGTCTGACCCGTGGGAAGATGCTTGGTCGCCGTGATCCAGCGGACGCGACCATTGCCGCAATGCACGCAACGGCGAACCTTCTTGCGCCAGTCTTCACCGAAGACGCGGAGCATGTCAGCTTCCCAGAACTTGACCTCGGCTTCGAACGCTTCCATCCCCTGACCGTAGTAGCCGGGACGCTTGTTGTCGAGATAGTCAACGACCTCGTAATTGGCCGGGTCGAAGTTGACTGGGTTGTGGACTGTCGGAATCTTTGCCATCTGGTTCACTCCTTGAACGCTCACTTACTGAAACCATTGTCTCACAACCCAGTTAGTTTGTCAAGTGCCAGTTATGCCGCCTTTGCAGCCATCGCTGCGGGGTGTAACGCTGCCCAAATATCGGCCTGTGGAATGTCGTTCGTAAACACGGCAATCTGGTCGCCGTTCGCCTTGCCGTTCATGCGGTAGAGCACCAGCGCATGCACCTCATGCACGAACTTGATCTTGTAGACCAGCCCGTCATCGAGTCGCACCCGGCCATACGTCAACCCAAGATAGATCAGGGCCTGCGGTCCCAGTGCCAGCACTTCAAACACCACAATGGGGAGCACCCGCTCCAAATACTTCCACACTGGCTTCCCGCGATACTCGGTCACCAGTCTCTGCACGAACGCCGAATCTAGCTGTTTCTTCATTGGCAGTTTCCTCCTGCCCTACTTTCTCATACCTCGATAGATTTGTCAAGTGTGGCTTCCGCCCCTACCTGCCAGTCCGGTTCGTTCACCCGGTCCTGATACCCCGGCCACGACGTGACCACCTTCAGGCCCTTGTCCAGCGCGTGCTTGCGGGACACGGCACGCAGCCCGTGCTTCGTCTGGTAGACGTGCCACGTCTCAGACGGCTTGTGAAATGCCTCCAGCTTGAGCGTGAGCGTGTAGAGCATTACCGTGCCTCCTTCGCGCACTCCGCACAGTTCGCCTTGAACTCCACCGCCTGCCACCCAGCCAGCCCTGAGACCGGCTCAGCCGCCTTGCAGGCTGGGACAGCCTGACCGTTGACCACCACCGCCTGATGCACCCACGAAGCGTTCCCGCGCCTTGAGACGTTCATCGTGACACCTGTTCCGGAACTCGCACGTAGAAGGGACGACCACGCTGGATCATCTCCGCGCCTGCAATCTTCGCCGCCGCACGAAGAGCCTGCGTCTTGTTCGTGTATTGGGTCGGCCATGAGCCGTCCTTGCTGGTCACCAAGTCGCCGCTCCGAAGTCGATATGTGTTGTTCACTGCTGTGTCCTCCATGACCAGACCATTGTCTCACACCAACCGGCGTTTGTCAAATCCCTGCCAATCGAGTGCAGGACGGATGGCCCGTAGGCCACCCGCCCCTGTGGGACGACTTACTTCTTGCCCTTGGTCTTACCCTTCAGGAACCCCGGCACCTTCCCAGCGGCCTTGTCAGCCGCCGCACGGGCCTTCCCTGCCCTGACCCGAGACTGGGTGCTGAGCGCATCCCGCTGACTGGCAATGACCGCCGACACCTTGACCGGCAGATGCACCCGCGTCAGCCCCTCGGGGCCTGTGATGGTGATGAACACCATGTCCCCGGCCTCGGGCACACGGAACGTCTGCACGATGTATTGGCGCACCCCACCGACGCCCATGACGTTCGCTGCCGTGACCGTGCTCTCCCGTGTGTGCGGGAAGCCTTGGGCCTGCCCGTATGCCCGATCAAAGGCATCCGGCTGACCCTGCTGAAAGTGGTTACCGCTGTTGTCGCTCTGGTTCATACTCCTCCATGAGTAAAAAGTGAGCCGGGTTTTATCCGGGGTGGCCCTTCCCGGCGTAAGGATTCTGCCACCCGTCGAGTCCGCGCTAGTTCTGCCGCTTCAGGGTGGCCACGGTACTTGTCGCCTTGCCCCTACTCACCGGCCCTTCCGCTATCGCATGCTCACCTCCAACGAAACCATTGTCTCACACCAACGGGCGTTTGTCAAATCGCCCCTTTCAGCGAATGTAGTTCGCTCCGTAGATGGACACCGCCTCTTGACCACGGTTGACGTAGATGGAACCTCGGGAGTGCTTGGCCGGGGCCTTCCAGCTTGCCGCCTTGAGAATGGCTCCGTCCGCAATCCGCACGAAGCAGAACACCGACCGGGAGTTAGACTCGGCACTCACGATCTTGACGTTCTTGACGCCACGCTCTGCAACCAGCTTGGGTGGCTGCACGTGCTGATAGATACGAGCATACTCCGCGTTGATCTTCTCCTGCGTAGCGGCCACGAACTCACCCAGCGCAGCGTTGAAATCGGGAATCGCAGTGACGGCTGTGTTTTCGATGTTCATAATGTTCGCTCCTCCATGAGCTACACACAGTGTCTCACACCCCGGCGAGTTTGTCAACTGCCGTTCACAAACTGAACGATCTCAACCCTTCAGTCTATCACAATTTTCAAGATTTGTCAAGTAGCGGGTCTACGTCCTTCGCCTTCCAGATATCGCCATCGGGGAACGTGAACGCATGATCCTCCAATAGCCCCTTCTCGTCGGCCCACGCCACCAAGAAGTGGATCTTGTGGGTCAACTCCTGCACGACGTGCTTCAGGGCCTCCACGGTCATCTGTGGGTCTTCAGGTGGCAACTCTGGGGGTAGCTGATACTTCCTGTTGGGGTCAGTCATTCCTTGTCCCTTTCGAATTGTGCGGCCACTTCACCACACTTCCGGCACGTGGCTAACTTTCTCTCGGGCAACGCCACCCACACATGGCCATCAGGCCAATGGTTCGGCGTCCCGTAGTGCTCACTGATATCACACAGAGACACCCCACGGGACAGGATATGCACCACCTGAGTTTTAGTCATACGCGACTTCAGCGGCTTTGGCACGCAGGGCTTCCCACTGGACATCCGTCACGCCGACCTTCCGCGCTTCATCCAGCAACGCATCAGACGCCCGACGACCGGCCCACCATGCCGTCCAATACTGCGCCGTCTCCTGAAACTTCGGCCCACCGGGTGAAAAATGCGTCCCAGCCAATTCCTCTTTGGCCTTCTCCAAACCCCACGCCACCGCTTCCTTGTACAAATCAGCCACACTCACCTCAACTCTTCAAGCAGCCCCTGTAGGGCATCAATGTCGTCCGTCCGCACCGTGAACGACCACCCATGACGCGGCACCCGAGTCACTTCCTTGTCCACCGACGTGGCACCCGCGTTGTGATCTTCCACCTGACGACGCGCACGTTCAGCGTCATCATGCGTCCCGAAATTGACCGTCATCGTGATGTTCATGCACTTAGGATAACACAATGGCTGTGTTTGTCAACGACACCCGATATTCCTCCAGCGTCCTGACGTTCGCCACGTGCTCCACCCGTCCTGAACCATCCGGCCACACAATCACCAGCGGCTTCTTGGCTCTTCGGGCATACCTGATGGTCGCCCACGTCCCTGAACCACGGAACTGCTCTATCGTTTCCCTCGGGCACGCGATGACCACGTCCGACTCCGACACAAGGTCACGATTTCGAATCAGGAAGGGCCTCGGCGGCATCACCAGATCACACACGCACGTGGCACGCTTGTAGACGTCGCCGTAAGCATTCACACCGGGCACACCGATGATGAAGTAGCCGAAGCCTCTCGCCTGCTCGTGGAACTGGTCATCGGCTCCGATGCACATCCCATGGGTGGCCTGCGTGGCTCCAGACGTCTTCAGATCGCCCAACAGCATGTGGACCTGAATCAACTGGTCGTTCGTCAGTCCTGCTGACGTGCCCGTGAATCCCACTCTCATCGCTTCACCTTCTTCATTCCTAACAGCGCCGACACGAACGCGCCAATCGTTCTGGGAAACATCCCCACAACCAACAACAACCACGTCACCGCTTCACCTTCTTCTTCGGCTGAATACGCAGACCTTTCACCGTGCAATACTGGTGCTCGTAAGGCTTATCTGCCTTCAACTGACCGAGTTTCCAGTCAGCATCCAGCTTGCTGGCGTAGGCCACGTCACCGACGATGCCTTCCGGCCCGAATTCCTCCGGGGCGTCGTCGAAGATCACCCACACGCGATTCTGCACCAGCGTAATCATAGCCCTGTGACTCCTCGCTTCGCCTGAGTCGCTTCTTGCACGGCTCGTTCCAACGAACCATACACCGCGAACATCATGTTCACGAGCATCCGGCACCCGTCACACACGAGATGGCGGGACTTGCCGTCCGTCATCTCCGAGACATGGTTATCCGTGCCCTGACACACGAAACACTGCTTCACCACCAACGTCGTCATCGGACTTCCTTCTCCCTTACCCAATCGGTCTTTCCTTCGCTCTCGATGGCGTTGTCCAGCGCATCGTCAGCCGTCTTCAACTGCGCCTGCACTGCGCCCACCCGCTGGGTCAGCAACTGCTTGTTCAATTCCGCAGCCTTCTCCACTTCGTCCGGTCGCACCGACAGGTTTTTCACCCCGGCCAACGTTGCCAAGCCTTTCATGATCAACCGCCACTCAGCGTCTGTTACCTTCAGCACCACGTTCTGCGTTACAACTACCTCGGCCATGTCACACTCCTTGTGCTGCAACCAATTGCAATTTATAATTCAACGGCACGGAACTTGAATTACCTTCGACTGGGAGTACCCCATGACTGAAACCAAGACGACCGACACCGACACGAAATCACCGGCATCCGAGAAGCCAGCTTCCCCGTTCAAGCCGACGCCGCACCCTGCGGCACAGGCTGGCGGCATCAGTGGCGTGCCCACCGACTGGACACCCGATGTTCGACCGTCTGACGGTTCACCCGTCAAGACCGTGCTTTCGCCGCCTCCGGGGCACAGGCCCTATGCGTGGAAGCCCAAGACGGTGGCAGAGCACAACGCTTACGTGGACGAGATGTCCCGCAGGCGATTCCCCGTCCGGTAAACTTGGGGGACTATTTGGTACCTCTCTACCGAATAGTCCCCTATTACTCGTTATTTGTCAAGTAGCTTCACTCTCAAGGTCGGCTTCCAGATACATAACGCTCTGTTCCAGTTCCTGAATCCGCGCCTTGTCCTGCTCACGCTCGGCCACAATCTGCGGCCACGCATTCACCAGTGCGGCCACGAAATCGGCATCTTCTGCCGGAACAATCTGCAAGTGCGACTGCGGGTGACGTTCCTTCACCGGCTCTTCCTTGCCACGCTTCAGAATGCGCCCACCGCTCGACGTCTCACTGGTAGTCCACGGGCCTTGAGTCGCCTTCTCTCCCAACGCCTTCAGCAGTTCCCAGTTCATTGGATCACCTGCCCGTAATAGGTCGCCATGGCGTCCATGTCGGCCTCGGTCATTGCCTCACGAGTATCCGGCCACTCCACGCGCACCGGGTGACGCTGGAAGTTCTTTACCGTCACGCCGTTCGGGTAGTACTGCGTCACCGTGTGCGTCATGGTGAACAGGTCCACCCCGGCCTCTTGAATCTGGCACCGGCAGAACAGGCACAGGAAACGGACGGCAGTTTGCCCTTCCATCACTGCACCTCTTCTTCGGGTTCGGGATTGGGGTCCAGATGATTCATCGCGCTATACACCATGCGGCAGACTTCCGTCTCCGGGTTGCCGTGATACACCGCGCAATAGATCACACCCATCACCGCCAATGCCGCACCCTCATCGGTCACCACCGGGTTCACGAGCATCGCTTCGACTGTTTCCTTGAGCAAGTTACGCATCGGCTCCTCCATGAGCTAAATTCACTGCCACTACTCTACCAAACCATGGAGTGATTTGTCAAGTAGTGGCAGTTGATTGCAATTTCTACGTCTTCGGCTGGGTCGTCACCATCGCCAAGATCGCATCGAGTGCCACCACGAACTCGGGCTTCACCACCAGACCGATGGTCAGTTCCCGCAGGAACGGAGACGACGCTGACCTCAATGTCAGCACGTGCGTCACATCGTCTGGCGTGGGCTGGCCCACCGGAATGAACCAAACCTTCGATACGTACTTCTGGGCCTCCGCGTTCGCGGCTAACTTATCGTCTAACCACTTCTGGACATCCATGTCATCTCCTTCACACTGTGGCCTTCGACCTCCGCATCTTCTTGATGCCTCGGGCTGGGCCAATCATCATCGGGGCAATGTCATGACAGGCATCGCAGATATCCTTCAGGAACGTATCACAGTGGTACTGGCTCCGATACGCCACCGCCAAGTTCAGTTCCGGAATGCCGATCACCGCACCCACCGTGCTACCGGGGTCACCGCCGTCTCGCGCCATGAAGCAGTCTGGGACACCCCACAGGTCAAGCTCCCATGCCACGCCACCACGGCTCAGGTGCGTCTGGAAGCCCTCCACGGGGTTAGGGACTCCATCACCCAGCGGACCACCCGCGATGCTCCTACGGACGAACTCCGGGTCAACCAGACCCGCTCCATGCAGGAGCCACATCCATGCCCACCGACAGGCGTCTATCGGGGTGGCATCGAACCGTGGTGTACCGTCACCGCTGTTCATGACCGACCATACACCGGGCATGTGCGGGGCCAGTTCCTGATTGAAGTAATCGTGCATCGTGCGGTGAGTCAGCCTCACGAACAGACCATTGTGTGCCGACGACGTGGGCACCCAGTCCTTGCTGTAGCCCCAGCCCTCACCGGGACGGGTGTACGAGCACGGGTGGTGTAGGTATGTACCATGTTTGTAACCCGCCACATCGACGCCTAACTCGGTGAGTGGCCTGTCCAGCATCGGCAGACCACCCTGAATGTGCCCATGGGTCAACGCATGCCCGATCACCGTATCGGACACGACCGACCGGCAACACGATGCCCACCCACGCTTCTTCGTGGCATCTCGATACGTCTTGACCAAGTATCCGTTTCTGACGATGGCGGCATCTCCGATGTATGCCGCCTTGATGTTGTTCAACATGGCCGACGACATACCTTGGTCTTCCGGTGAAGACGTGGGCCACTCTCCCGGCATCATCGGTGGCGGCAGAGGCTGAACTGCCGTCACCATAAACCGGGGAATCCTCGGGAACCACGCCCTCATCGAATCACGCGGAGCGCCGTACCGCTCATGTGGAATATCTGCTCCACGTTCTGCAACACGCCGTCGTTCCACAGTTCCTGCAAGTCGATGGCGTCCTTGCGACGAAGCTGCAATTCGCCACCGGGCATCTCCGTCAACTGATACTGATCACCGTTGACGAACTGCACGTCGATGCGCTGCCCCTGTCCCTCTTCCTGTTCGCCGGGACGCATCCTGAGTTGCAGCGACGTGGACTCATCCACGCCGTCATCCTGTGGTCCTTCCGGACGCAAATCAGGGTCCACTTCATCGTTCGAAATGGGCGACCCGATGATCACGGTGCCCTCACCGGTATGCTGATCAAACGCACCGGGACGAATCGACCCCCAGATCGGACGATGGCCCTTGCCGTCCAAGTCTGGATTCCAATTCACTTGCTTCTGGACTCCACGAATTTGCAGTTCAGTCTCACTCATAAATCGCCTCATTTTCGGAAACAGTGACCGTGTTCCAGTCGGTGGCTCAACAGGTGGTTCAATCGGTGGTTCGATGGGTGGTTCGATGGGTGGTTCGATGGGTGGTTTCGGTGGCTTCACCACGGGTGGCGCAATGACCAGCACCGGCCATCCATCATGCGATGAGATGAATGATTCCTTGTCACCCACCCACGCCACGAGCAATGACCCGTCCTGCTGTTGTTTCACGCAGGGAAAGATGGGGGGTGGCGTATTGGTCGTCACGAGTCTCCACACACCGCTCGGGTCTCTGGTGATGTGCTGATCGCCATAGGCTCCGGTCATCTGTCCATACAGCCACTCACCGGCCTGCGTCCACAGCGGCAATCGATACTGCGTGCGATTGATTTCCACGATGAGAGGCTTGCCCCTGTTTTGCCACACCGGCATCCACCCACCGTGACCATCAGCCTTGAAGTCACTGATGCCTTCGATGTTCGTGGTGCCCGTGGCGAACGGACCCGCCGCTTGCCCAGTCCTGATCATCCAGAAGGACGCCCGTCCACTCGCCTGATCCAGATCGCCGCGCTTCCCGCTCATGTAATACGTGCCATCAGGAGCAAACCGACCGGGCCACCATGAACGCCAGTTAATACCCGTGGGGCGGAACGGCTGTTCACCTGACCGCATGAACCACGTCCCGAACTCAGGCGTCCCGATATCCTCAGCAGACGCGAATGCCACCAACGGCCCGTGCATGTCCGGTGTATACGGAGTAGGCGGAACATCGTACGGGACACCACCAAATGTCACACGATGACCATTGGCCACGAACCTACCACCTGTGTTGTTACACGCTCTATGATTCATCAGGTCACCTTTACATGAACCTTTTCATCTTGGGAAACCACGGACGTGTTCCCACGGGGGGCTTCGGTGGTTCAATCGGTGGAATGGCAGAACTGAACGGCGGGAACCACTCCCAATTTCCAGACGCTTTCTTCATGCGGTCCAGTGCCTCTTGCAGTTCTGGCCAATAGTCCACGCCATCCACGAGTGTCGTGCCGTCACGTCGATACTTCGTGAAGCACCACATCGCTCCCACTTCGTAGTCGATGCCCAGACTCCACATCTTCGTGAGCGTGTCGAGCACTTTCTGAAGTGGCAGAGCATAGTTACCCGGTGCGCGGTACTGGCAATACATCGCCAGCGCCATGTCTCTCGGGATGTGCTTGGCCTTCATCTCCTTGAGCACAGCCTTCACTTTGTTTACGGATTCATCCACGCTGATGGCGGCAGATGGATAGGCGAACACGAGTGCTCGGAAGCCACTCGGTACCTGCGTGACGGTCATCCCGTACCCGTCTCGATAGGCTTCGGCTCCCACCTTGAGACTCGCGGCCAGCCGCTTAGCCTCATCCTTCGTCTCACCGCTACGAATATCCCAGAACACCGCCTCCACATTGCTGGACGGCTTCTCGCTGTAGTCGATGATGCGTGGGCCTTTCAGATCATCGAACAGACCCACACCAATCTTCAGTGCCGTCTTTTCGAAGGCCGGGATAATGATGGGCTTCGCAGGCCACGGCTGAGCCAGCCCCGTCAGTTCTTTCTCGATGACCGACTCAGACGTCGCTCCCGCGTTCTCCGACCATGCAATCCACATCTTGCCGGTGGCCATGTCGGTCCACCCGCAGCCGTTGTAGGCTTTCTCCTCGCGCCCAAACCACCAACCCTTGGTGGGGTCTTCCAGTTTGTGAACGATGCAGTATTCGAACTTGCCAGAGGCATACACCAGATAGATTTTCTGGTCGCTCCCTCTGAAGATCGAACCGCCATAGGACGGGAAGGCTATCGGGTATTCCTTGAAGTATTCGCCATTCCAGAACCACACATGCGATGGTTTCGCCGCCGCCCAACACACCGCCGCATTGCGATCAATCACCGACGTCGTGGTGACCAGCACCCGTTCATCACGGATGAGTGTTGTCCGGTCAGACAACTCTACGATGACGCTGCGACCTTCATGGTAGCGGGGGCAATAGATAAGCGTGCCGTCCGCACCAACACCATGTTGACCGGCTCCCCACCACTCAATCGGACGTCCTTGAGCATCCGTAGCTCGGACATCTCCGATCATCGTGCGGTCCATGCCGTCGTAGAGCGTGCATGGGTTCATCGAATACTGCGACACCCACCGGTTATTACCAGCGAACAGCACACTGGCTCCACGACCAAACGTCTGCCCATCGGTCGTCTTCAAATAGACCGGAGCCTTCGACTCCACCGCCAGTTCAACCGGTTCACCCATGATCTGGGCGTATTCGAACTCACTAATCTTGTTCTCAGCCAACATGCTACGGAGCACAATCTCCATATCACTCTGGGCCTTCACCGAGTCGTAAGCGTTCTGCTGATAAATGACGACCTTCTCGTTCAACCATGCAGGCGTGTTACAGGATGTGTCAGAAATGGTTTGCCACGTGCCACCCCGTGGCTTGATCTTTAGGGGTCTAAAACCGCCGACCAACGTACCATCTGGGCCGTAGGACATGAAACTCGACATCAGGCACTCTCCTCTACCGCATGGTACGTAGGCTGTTCCTGTTCCTTCTTTAGCTTGTCCACGTTGGCGTAAACACTTTGCGGGATCATCAGGGTCGGAATGCGATACAGCCCCCAAATTTCTCGCCGCATGGTCAAACCATACGTTACTCCAGCCAAGGCGTCGGAACAGTCCTTACTGCCACCGGGTGGGTGGTCTACTTTCCCGGTCTTCACGTCCTTTTCCAGCATCAGAATTTCACGTTGAACCTTCAAATGCGTCGGACAATTTATCCGACCTTCGTAGAATGCCGTCTTCGTGAAGTCATACGCTCGGCACGGCATTTCATCCATGCTCTGGTGGCCCGTGATCAAACCCTGCTGCCGCAGAATCTGTTGAGAGTCGCTGGACTGGAACTGGTCGAACGTCACCCAGATGATGTTCAGTCCCATCTTCTTCAGGACAATGATCACCTCTCGGACCTTACTCAGCAAAATTTCGCAATTCCGTGGTGGCCGTATCTCCAAGACACCATCGATCCAAATGTTCGGCATGAACGCAGGCTGTCCCTTGTCTCCCGACACATTCTTGAATCCCGTGACCGTACCAACCACCAAACCAGCACTATCCCCGCTCAGCGCCAAGTCGCAATGGGCGAACCTCGGCACCTCGGGATTCCAGAAATTTCCCTTCAACAGCGTCAACCGTTGCGCCACAAAATCTACAACAGGCTGACTGAAAATAGACTGGCGTGTCGTGAATCCCTTGTGGACCTTGTTGACTTCCAAGAAGAACGGATGACGAGCCAGCGTAGAGACACCGGCTATTTCTCGCAGGGCGTTGATGACGTCCTTCTCAAACTCCAGCCGGAACTCTTCTGGAACCGACACCACGAACGGTCGATCATCGTCCGGAACTTCTTCATCCTTGAACAGAATCCGTGGCTTCTGGGTCATGGTCCCGCCAAAGACTTGGAACCACCCCTGATTGCCGAAATCCTCTGGCTTTATATCCCAGACACGTTTGTCATAGACAAAAATCGTCGCATCGCGTTCTGCCTCGGCAACCTTCTGATCAGTGAACTGCCCCGGATATTTCTTCGAAGATACGAGGCAGAGGATTCCCGGTAGTTTGCCATTCTCCATGAAGCGCGACTTTCGACGTCGAGCAATCGAGTTATAGACGAGGATGGCTTGGTCATAGGTTCCTTTATCAACGGCCACTCGGGATTTCTCCACCACGGCCATGTAGTTCAACTCGTCAATGAGACCGCCCATCACGTTCTGGCCGATGGCGGCAGTTTCAGCACCGGAGATGGGGATCACTTCCACACGATTCGGAAACACGAGCTTGTTCGTCAGGTCTTTCCGGAACGGATAGTATTTGTGGAAGTAGGGACTCCCTTCAATCATGCTCCGAAACCGCTGGTAGTCCACGCCCTGCGCCAACGTCTTCGTGATGGACTGGAACACGAGCAGGATTTCCGACGATGGGTCCAATCGAAACTGCTTGTGCGGAGAGTGCATGCAGGACAGCAGGTATAGCTGGTAGGCGTTCGTGTATAGGGCAAGGGTGGTCTTGCCTGAACCAATGCCTCCGGTCATGATGGCTTCGACGTAGCCACCACCGTTCAACTCCTCAGCGGCTTCCAAGACGCCGGGATAGATTTCCTTCTCTTTATTCAGGAAGTCCGGACTACAGATAAACTCTCTGATCCCAACCGGCTTCCACCGATACTGCACGAAGTCTTTGGCAGGCGACGGCTTCCCACTTAACTCGCTCTCGACATGCACCACGGTCTGGGCGTAGAACATCGCCCGTTCATTCAGGTTGGTAATCTTCTGGCCGGTCTCCCAGATTTTCTCAGCCGCATCGGGGCCAAGAAACTTTCGTAGATACAGGTGAGCACGGTCGTTCACCTCATCCAGACGCTTTTCATCGATCTTCTCTGGACTCAGGGACTTACCCGAACCCCGTTTGAAAACCAGCATGTTCCTACCGTGCTTCCACGATACGTGGAATTTTACGAGCGTCGAAAATCTGATCAACCATGGTAATCGCTTCGAACACTTGCTTCTGGATACTCGTGCCATCGGGCAGAGTGGTAGTCTGTGCCGCTCCTCGTACCGTCGTCACACCCACCGGGCCTTTGAACTCATCCAGCCCCAGATCAAACCTGACCTTCTGAAGATCCAGCAACATTTTTCGGTAGCTCTCCAGCACATCGTTCATGATGGGCATGGTGGTATTCCACTTCTCTTCCTTCTCCACCAGTTTCATCACACGATCTCGCTGAATCTGTGCCATTTCCTCCAGTCGAGCAATCACCGGAGTGGACACATTTTCCAGCAACCTCACCTGTGGGGTCGCCCCAGCCGCAATCAGTTTGGCAACTTCTGGCCCGTAAGCTCCCTCTGCGGCGTGAATCCGTAACCGGGTCAACTGCCGGGTCAACGTCTTCTCCGACATTTTCTGAAACAGCCCCCACCCGTCCGGTGGTGCTTGCTGAAGAATACGAGCCACGCTCATCGCGGGTTTGCCCCGCATCAGCATGTTCAGGATCTTGCTGAACTTCTCTTCCCCCAGTTCTTGCAAGCGTTCGAAGGCCATACTTACCTCTTACTCTTCAACACCCGGTCTAGTTGACTCCCACACTTCGGACAGGTCTTCGTGTAGCCTCTGACGCTACACCGGCACGTCCAACACCACCACACTTCCATGACCTGTCGCCTTAGTTCTGGCCACCGAGGCAATTCCGACCCACTTCCAACATCACTTTAGGGCCAGCAAACGATGCCTTCAAGGCGGTGCCAGCGAGTCTCAGCAGGGGTCGTTCACTACCCATCAAGGTCTCCACCAGTGGTTCCACCGTGTTCACGATAAACGACGCTACGGGTCTGGCGTTCTTGCACTCCAACGAAGTCATCAAGGCATCGAGTTCGCCTTGAGCCTTGGTCAACGGACTGTCCTTCACCAGTGGTAACACCCCGCACGTGTGCGTAATGTCAGGCGTCGGTTCATCCATGCCCACAATGCGAAGGGCATTGCACTCGTGGGCGGTAGGAACCACGATCTGCTTGTCGCCGCACCCACCAGATAGCACTACGATGAATACCAACATGGCTCGTGGCATCCATCTATTTTACTCCTACGCATCAGCCTTTTTCTTCTTCGGCCACGCATCCATCCGATCAGCCTGTGCGTTCGCTAGTGCCGACAATTCAGGGTCTCCACCCACACGGTCGTTGGCTCTCGCCCATTCACGCACCACCGATGCACCCACCACATCCTGACCACGAATCAGAAACACTGGTTCGTCTTCGGGAATCAGTTCAGCAGGGTCTTGGATGCGATTATAGTCACCACGGGCATGCTTCATACATCACCTCTGCTTCTTGGCATCCTCCAACAGATTCCGGACCCACGCATCGTAGGCTTCATCGATGCTCACTTCACCGATAGCTTGGCTCAAGCTGTAGGCGTCATCGGATGCGTTCAAAAGAACCTTGTTCACTCTCTCCTGAAACGTCTGCCGCGCCGTAGCTACCATCGTTCTGGCTTCTTCCAGCGCGGTCTCTCGCGTGGTCTTCGGTTCGTGACTCGGCGTACCCGGTTGCTTCGGTGCTGACTTTTGCATCCCGCACTCCTTTGCTGCAATCAGTTGCAAAACCGAGTGGCTGTGACGTATGTGCTCCCCAGCATGGACGTAAGCGTGACCAAACGTCTACATCCGGCACAGGCCACCCGGCCTTGGCAAGTCTATGACCCAGCCCTTACCTTGTCAAACGTTGTGGGCTGGCACCTTCCACGACCCCACCCTTGGTGGGCTAAAACGTATCCCCGGAATGTATCGAACGATCATGCTGTCAAACAACGCCCCAGTGGGCTTCCCCGTCTTCGGGTCGAGCTTCGGTGCGCCGTTCTCCCAGAACGCAATCCGCTTGTCACAGAACAGCACCTCCGTCGCACCATACAAGACATGATGATGGAAGGCTTTCGTAATACGAACAGGCAAGAGCAACGTCGTGGTGAACCCATACGTGGCTTCCTTCTTCGCCTTCTCCAACATCATGGCCACGAACGGCCCGTATGGTGGATTGCTATAGCCTGTCTTCCCGAAGCCCGTCCATGCAGCGGTCAGGGCATCGTCATCGTACAGACTACCCGGCCCGAACCACACCGGGCACAGATGCCGCTTCGTGTCAGCCGTCAAGTCGATATCAAACGGGCCATGCGTTTTCACCAGTTGAGCGAACACCGCTGGTGGAGTCTCCAAACACGCATTACCCGCCGTGACGTCCTTCGACGTATGGGCGGCAAACTTCTCCTTCGTCGCAGTGTTCATGGCTGTGGTGGTCGGAGACCTTCTTGCAGCATGTTGAGAACACGTTGTAGTTCCAGCATCTCGTTCCGCATGATCTGCAACTTGTCGGCAATCTCATCCCGCTCCTGCTCCGTGGGTATGCCGTTACGGAGCGTCCGAATCAATTCATCCACCCGTTTCGTATTGATCTGTTCGGGCATAAGACGACCTCAGTGTAAATGCTTCTCCAACTCTGCCGCTTTCTCCAGCAACAGATTCGCAAGCTGACGTGCTTGTGAGGCCGGTAAAGCCAACCATGCCACAGGCTTTCCGAACTCCATGCGGACGACACCGTTCTTGACGTCGATGCCCATGGCGATGGCTAGTTCACCTTGATCGTCCGGTCGCATCTTCCCGAAGGGAAACTGGCCAGTGGCTCCAATCTTGGCGTTGAAACCACGTCGATACAGATCGACCAACCACTCGTAGGAAATCTGCTTCTCTGCGGCGTATTTCTGAATTTCCTTGCGAACGTCGTCTGGTAGCTCTACGTCAGGCATGGTTACCCCGTCTTTTCGCTGTAGAGATTGTCGAGGATTTCGTACTGGCGTTCGGACAGAGAATGACGGGATTCGAACTGCTCCGTTACCGACTCAAGGAAGTTTTCTTCCCACTTGCTGAGATCCTTGACTGGTGTTTTCAGAGCTTCCAACATGCGTTGGATGGCTTCCTGTCGGGCCGATGGGTTGGGCACCGGGGGCATAGAATACCTCTCGTGGTTCAGGGGCTTGCTGGTATTGAAAACAGGCGATGGCGGTAGCAGGCATGTCCAAGGGTGGGTCTAACTTTCGAAACAAGCACCAGCCCCGCTCCAAATGCTGGCCTGTCCACCGATTATGCGCCCAGATGCCCCAATCCTTTTTCCAGAACACGCAGGTTTGGCAGCAAGGCATGAAGTCATGGTTAGTAGCACGATGACAAATGTCCTGTCAAATCACTTGTATAGGATGCGATTTTGGTTGACACCTGACTGTCCTGTGCGGACATTCCAGCGTGTCACTTTCTTCTTTTTGTGCAGCATCTCCATGCGTCCGTAGATCGCTTGATACCCGATATACAGGCCCTTATCGTCTCTCAACCTCGCCCGAATGTTCTGGGCGGATAGACCCGGAGACTCCTTCAGAACGGCCAAAATTCCGGCATCAATTCGCTGGAACCGACGACGCTGATGAACAATGGCTATGATCACCAAGACCACAACCACCAGCACAACGATGCTGATGTTGATAGCGATGTAATGCTCAGAGCGTCCGATCATGTTACCCTACACACCTCGCAGGTCTGGTAGATTTCGCACTCACACACCCGCTGGTTCACTCGCATCCCTTGGTCAATGAGCTTCTGGGCATCTGCCGAGATAGCAGGGTCCAGAGCTTGCTGAACCGCATTCTGAATCATGTCGGCCACCATCTGTTTCGGATTGTCTTTGTTGGCTTCACTCAGTGACCAATCCACGACCGCCATGTCAGTAATCTCATCCTTCCACCGCTTGGCTTTCTCAATCCACTCCAGCGCATGCGGGATGCACGGTCCATGCTCTGGACATTCTGGAATGGCGGCAAGCAACTGTGCGCGAGATTCGATTAGTTGGTTATCTACTTCGACTTCCAACCGCTTACTCTCCAACTGCTGCACCAGTTCCGTGATGCGTTGGTCCTTGCGTTCACGAACCTCTCGGAGCGACGAATCCAACCGTGCTACGTCAGCCTCCAGCCGCGCTACCTCATCCGTCTTCTGGCCAGCCACTGTGATGGCATGGGCAATGTTCTCATACCGTGTCGGCTTATCGAGGGCTGGACGTCTCGCCATCAGAGCATCGATAGACCCCAATTCATTGGCGGCTTGCAGAATCAGACCCTTCGCCGTAGCGATGTAGTCCTGATCCACTTCAATACGAGCCAACGACTCAGGCTCTACTGACACACTCAGGAACAAACGTAATTTCGCGGTCAGGTCTTCAATCATGCCTTCCTCCGCTGATACCGCTTGTTCTGATACTCATTGAACTTCGGACGACAAATATCGCACTTCCACATGGGGAAGGTAGTCTTCGGATTGATGGGTGTCTTACGATGACCACAGGTCGAACAGAGACCTTGGGCATGTTTTCTCTCTTGCCATTCCATCGACCAAGTACTATGAGCCGTCACCGTCTCACTCCATTGACCAGTTAAGTTATCCCGAATTGGCCGTTCGGGATCGACGGTCTTGAACTACTACTGCTTACGCCGACGCATCTTGGCGACAAGAGCCGCCAGCCCTGACCCAAGCAAAATCATAGAACCCGGCTCCGGCACCACATCAGGGGGCGGCGGTGGCGGTGGGGGCGGCGGTGGCGGGGGCGGTGGGGGTGGCGGCGGTGGATTATCCCCATCCGTCTCAAACGAACCAATCGCCGTCTGGAACTTCGCGGCCACCGGGCTGAAGATCACCCCGGTCGTGAAGTCGCCCGAGATAGTGATCGACATGAGGTCACCGGGGTCCGTGGACTCTCCTTGGTTGAGTCCTTCGTTCTGACCACCAGCGCAATTCTGACCAGCAAACCCACAGACGTCCACCTGTTGGAAAGCTGGAAAATTCGTGAAGCCCCACTTGTAGATGTCACCATCCACCGGGTCGGTGAAACTATCGGCATCTGGCGTAAGGCCAAATCCAAAGCTGGTCAACCGTGCATTGATATCGGGACTGGTAGCTGTGTTGTTCTCGATATCGCTGATAGTCAGGTCAAACGACGTGTCTGTGAAGTTCGTGATCGTGAACGTCGCAGAGGCTTTCAGGTCTGGATTTGGGTCATCCAGTTCCACCAGCCAATTCACCGTGAAGCTGGTATTTCCTGTGACTGTGATGGACGTGGCATGGGCGGGACGGGGCACAAGGAATAGCCCCACAACGGCGAGACACCAGAGTAAACGTTTCATCTTCCTACCTCCGGCGAACTGGGGAAACGAACTGGGGAAAGTTGTCCCGAATCTCGCCTGTTCGGGACCGACAGGACTTGCCCACGGAGCGTGCGGCACCGTGTCGAGAGGGTTACTGTCGGACTACAGAGACTTCCGACGCCGACGAATGCGAGTAGCGATAGCCGCCAAGCCTGAACCCATCAAGACCAGCGAAGCCGGTTCCGGCACTTCACTGACCTGAAGCGGACTGGCATTCAGCGTGCCTGACACGTCAGCCGTGCCTGATGCCACAGACTGATTCACGATCACCAACCCACCCTCACCAGCAGACGTGAAGGCCGAGAAGCTGAACGCGAACCCACGAGGTGCAAGCAACAGATCCGGGTCCAGCACGTCCGACGTGCCCGAGAACGTATCGGGCGGGTCTGACGCATTGAGGCCCGGATTGGAACCATCCTCGGAACCGCTCAGTTCATCGCTGAACGTCACGGTCAGAAGGTTAATTCCACCCTGCGTGAACGAGAATGACCCGGCATACGGCTGAGTCACGACGCCACCCACTGAGGTAGCGGCACCAGTGCTCCCTGCGTTCAGGTTGAACACCACGTCCTGCGTATCATCGAACCCGTCGCACCCGACGTTCAAGCAAAACGACTCGTTCAGCCCCACATCCACGAGCACGTTCGTGGCGACAATGGTCGTGTTGCCTGACCCGTCGTTCGTAAACGTGACCGGGGCATTGAAGTTGACCTCGGTGAACTGCATGAACGTGATGGTCGCTGCACCCGCTACTCGCGGCATGAACAACGCCATCGCCAACGCAAGCATACCTACGAACTTACGCATGATCTACCAACCTACTCCCAGAGTGTGTTGTTGACGGACCCGACACCAACACAATGTCAGGCACCGTTACTGATGCGTCTGGGACTCGCATCATTTCCAATCATTTTTTCTCGTTCGGAGAGTTCAGGTCGTGGACCACACAAAGCGTTCACGATAGTGGCGCGAATTCTAGCACGCCACCCGCCTTCTTTGTATGAATTCTCTGCAACCTCATCAAGCACGGCATCGGTGAGTCTCAGGTTGACTTCATCCCGTGAGCCAAACGACCGAAGCGCGAGTATGCCCCTCTTCAGGGCCTTCATGTCTTCTGAATCGACACCGGCATGTCTGAAGCGGCCCATGATGACCGTCAGGCGTTCCGCCGCCTTATTCATCGCCAGATTTTCTAAAATTTCTTCACGACTAAGGGAAGGCATGGGAGCATCACTATGGCACAGTGCCAAACGTTTGTCAAGTCCGGTGTTTACCTACACTAACCGAACATCTTCAGCCCGGAGACCCTTCGGCCCCTCCGTAGGCGCGAACGTGACGGTAGTCGCTTCCTGTATCTGTTCCCAGTACTGACCCGTTGACGTGCGGTGGAAGAAGTACTCCTTACCGTCTTCGCCCTTGATGAAGCCAAATCCCTTGTCAAGCATCAGCCTGACGACCATCCCTGCTGTGCGTTCTTTTGGCATACCTACGGTTTCCATCCGAGACGTTTTTCTAGTTCCTTGATGGCTTTCTCTTGGTCCTTCAACGACTGATTAACGTCTTTCAGTGTCGCCACGATCAGCACTCTGTGTGCCAGCGGCAGGCAAAATCGAGTTGATTGACGCCGTGTTCTGGTCAATCTGAGCCTTCACGGCGTTCAAGTCTTCTTCGGTGGCCGCTGCCGGGGGCGGGATACGGTCTTCCAGATCCTGAATGGCTTCGGTCTGGGCTTGGAGAGACGCATTCACCTGAGCAAGTGTCGCCATCGTGAAGACTCCAAAGAAAACGACAAACCCGAGAATAACGAACAAACCACCGAACACGAACCACAATGTCATGTCAGGTGGCACAGTCTATCACGTTGCAATCAGTTGCAGAATCATTGCGGGTCGAAGTTTATGGTTCGGTTCCCCACTCCACCACCGGGCATACTTGCCCACTCCGACCCGCAATTTCCCGCGTTCTTACGCTTCGGCCTCGACGGACGCGACCGTTATGTCGTACTGCGGGAACAGTTCCGCAACACGCTTCAGCAAGGGTTCGAAGCCCGTGGCCTCGATCACGTCGTCCAAGCTGAACGGCTTCGCCACCGCCGTGGTACCACCCACGTAACCCGCCGCGATGTTCTCCAACGCGACCGAGTCAAATTCCGTGTGCAGTTCGCCCTTGGCCTTCGCCAGCGCCTGACCGACGATATCCGCCTGATCCGCCTTCAGCTTGAAGGTCAGCTTGACCACGTCTTCCGTGGTCTTCTGGGTCTTGTCGCCTGTGCCTTCTCCAGCTTCCTGCTTGAGAATGGCCTGAAGCTCCTTGACCGTCAGCTTCTCGGCCTTGGCGACCCACTCATCCACCGTTTCCGGCGTAATGACGGGAGCCAGATCCTTGAGCTTGGTCCAGCCGAGGTG